TCTTTAGCGTCTGTTGCGTTTTCCGGGGTTGCATCAAGTGACGTAAACTCCGAACCCCGTGTGTAGGGCTTACGTCCATCAATGGCCTTTTCCAAGGTCAGTGATTGGTTAGGGGGCTCTAGCATGTCAGGGCCGCATATAGCTTGCATACCCTTCAACCATGCGCCCCTGCCTTGCGGCTTGAATACTCTTTTAATGATGCGCTCAACTCCGGCTACACCGATTTCGCCTCGTGGGCGTAGATCATCCTCAGTAGCACCTAGCTCCTGTAGTTGCTGGTACACAGCAGCCTTGGCCTTCTCATCGCGGAAGGCGCGATCCTTCTTAGCCTTGACTACCTTATACCCCTGTAGGGTCTTACCTTGCTGTAGTATCCTACGCATGGCTTCGCCACGTAGCTGGTCACGCCAGCCTTGTAGGACTTCAGCTTGATCCAGTGCCTGAGACAGTTCCTCATCAGACATGGCGATGCTCTCACCGGGATAGTAGGCCAGCTTCAGGTTCTCTTCAGCCCATCCTTTAAAGATACTGCATGTACCTCTAGCTGGACAGTAGCTCGTCCGACAGTGAGTACCAGCGACTACCTCTGATCGGGTAAGGGCGTAGGCCACTTCCTTGCGGAACCACGCCAGATCGTCAGGTGTGACATCGTGGTGTCTGATTTTACCGTCTACATGCGTATAGTTGGGCTGGATCACTGAAATCTTGTAGTGTTTGCGCTCTCCGTACTTGGCTATGAGGCCACACAAGTAGAGCAGCAGTTGTGGGTTCATACGTATGTTTACGGGGACGTACCCATTCTTGTAGTCGATGACATGAATGAGTGAAGGCGTAATAAACCCTACGTCCAGCGTACCGAACTCGCCTGTCTCCGGTATCTCCAATGTCTGTTCGCATATCAGTTCGCATCCCTTGCCGTGAAACTTGTACTCTTGCATGACATACTCAAGTGCAAGCATCACTCCCTCTACAATATCAGTATCGGGGTGATTAGGGGTAACGCCCCAAGTGATAGCGTCAGCGAGTAGCGCATGGGCGGCATCGCCCCGCAAGCTAGCCTCGCTAGGAAGATTGTCGTAGAGCTTTAAAGCATCTACTGATCCGGGGCATGACAGCCAGCGATATGCGGCAGAAGGTGGTCGTAGTGTAGCGTGTTCCATAGGTGGCTTCCTAGAGGGTGGTCCCTGCTATATAAAGGGGTATAGCAGGGACCATAAGTTTAATTCGAGTAGAGGTAACAACTCTTCAACGGTAGTTCTAGTTCGTCAGGTTCGTCCTGATCTTCCGGTTCCTCCCGGTTCGATACGACAAGACCGCATAGGTGTATGTCGTAGTACTCGAATAGGGCTTCATCCGGCATGACCTTTTTCCTTTCTCTACGGTCCAGTTGCGGGTACTAGCCACGACTGGACAGGTGCTAAGGGTACAGAAATCGGTATCGGTGCAGTCCTAGCTGGACTTGCTATTGCCGCTACCGGCAACCCCGGAGTTGATACAGGATCAGGAGCAGCAGCCGGGGAGATAATCTCGCCCTCTCTTTCGTCAACTTCTGGTTCATCCTGTAACGCCTCTACTGGATCGGCACTCTTCTTACGTGTCATCACACTTACTCCTACCCACTAGTGGGAGGCTTCCTTTAAAGGACTTTACTCGTCCTCTTCTTCCTCTCCTTCATCAAAGTCAACGTCCAGATCGTCAGCCGCTGGATCGTCGTCATCGACAGGCTCGTCAGCCGTATCGTCCGCCAGCGGAATTTCCGGCGGCACTTCAACCGGGGCAGTACCCTCGTTTACCGGCGCGTCCGTCGATACAGGGGTTGCTTCACTCGCCCCTTCAGGCGGGTATGGCTCTGCACCTTCAGCCGGTACAGGAACCGCTACAGGCTGATCCTCTGCCGGGGTTTCGACCGGATCGACAGGCGGCACTTGCTCCGGTAGTGTCTCGCGGGGCGCAGCTTCATCATACGTCTCGCGTTCCACCTTCGTCTCTACTTCCTTCTTACCTGTCATTAAAGCACTCCTTCCTAGAGTGGGCTACACGACGATCTAGATGATCGACGTAGGTGCTGCGGGCTGTGCCGCAAACTGCTGAATGACACCAGTAAACCGGGTATACAGTTCCGGATACTGGTCAGGACGTGCATCGGGTAGGCGGGCGATACCCATTTGACCCAATACGCCCTGAAGAGCGGTTTTGAGCGCCGCATTGTCCAGATGCGGTTCGATCAGAGCCATCACTTGTGCCTCTGTGACCGCCGCAGGGGCCGCAGGAGCGGCAGGAGCGGCCAAGCCGAACGGATCGACCACGGCAGGGGCGGCGGGCTGTGCGGAGGCCGCAGGGGCCGCTGCGCCATTCTGCAACGCTGCCTTGATAATCTGTAGGTCAGCGTGGATTGCTTCGAGAATACCAGTCATAAATCTTCCTTCTGCTTCCTTGTTAAAGTACGTCGGGCAGTCCATTAAGTACCGGCATAGTCGCTGCCCCGACTATTAGGTATAGCACATCGCGTTGGTTGCGAATGTCCTCATGTACGATCCCCATAGTATTAAGATACTTGAGGCGTCTACGTACTATCTGATACGGAATGTTCAAACGCGCTTCTAATTCACGGGCGCGTAGTCCGTTGATTTCATTAGCTAGCTCACCTAGTATCTTCTCGTCTGTACGAGGGTCTTTAAGGCGTCCCCCACGACCGTCAGGCGTGGTACTCATGTAATCTTCAAAGTCCGGTATCTCGTAGTCAGGTGGGGGTTTAACCCACGATATGCCGTCAGAGATAATCGGTATCTTTTCCTTACCGAAGTCACGGCTCTGTATGATGAGCCAATTCAGGCCATCGAAGTTGTCGAAGCCTTTGCCTATGAATTGTATCTGTGCATCGGGCGCACCAGACTGTGCTACAGACCCTGAGATGCTATCCATGACATTAGGGACACCACGATTACCGCCAGCAGGAGACTTGCGATCATGCTTAATAGACACGATGCTGCAAGTGTACTCGCTTGCTTTAATGATATCATTGATAATCTCAATCTGTTGGTATTCCAGATCATTGAGGTTCCGGGAGTACACAGTCATATGATCGTGGAATTTGTTTACTGGTTCGATCAGCACGAACCACGGGCGCGACGTATCTTCACGTATGATGCGCTTAATTTCATCTGCACCCTGCTTTCCCTTGGGTAGCTCCCCGGATACTCCATTCTGGTCCCGGCTGTCTTTGGTAAAGAAGCGTAAATGCTTTAAAGCTTCTTTCTTCTCTTCCGGAGTAACATCGGGCCATTGAGTTTCAATCAGGTTATCCAGTTGCTCCCATAGCTTACGCTTGAACCGCTCGTCGGTTTCCTCAAGCGCACAGAACATGACGTTACACTTTTTGACCGGGCGGCCCCATAGCGACCTACCGAACAGTAGGTGCAAGCATAGGGCGTACATCAGAGTACTCTTGCCTAGCTTGGCAGGAGCGCTAAGTACAGTATGAGTGTTCTCAGCTATGAAGCTGTTAATCAGGTACGTCACGGGTACGATAGGATCGTCCATGATGTCCGCGAAGCAACGTACCTTAGCGAACGGTGCTGTGATCGTCCCCGTAAGTTCTGGGGGCATAGTGATAGGGTCAGGGGCGGGCAGGAGCATCTTGCCCTCAAACTCATTAATCGGGTGGTTCAGTACGAGTGACAGGGCTTCAGCAGCCTTACGCTTATCACCTTCATACAGAAGTTCCGATAGGAGACTGATCGGGGTTCTACGTCCCTCAGTCTCATCACCTAGGTCATGCACACCGAAGTCTTTAATGCCCTTCCCGTCTCGGATGCTAATATCCTCGTCCAGCGGCCTACCAATGTCCCGGCTCGCTATCCTGTAACCTTCACCGGACTGGCGAGCGATATGACCTAACAGGTGCGGCACCCAATCTTGAACCCGTCGCTTGGCTTCGCCATTGAGCGCTCTGAATATCTGTTCGTCACCGGGGTACTCCCCGTTGTACTTTGACGCTGTACGGGGCTTATTATGGCTCACAGGGCCTATATGCGCCACGAGCCTACGCAGTTGAGCGGGCGTGAGGGTGTCCAACGGATCGAAGGGGCGAATTATCCGTGAGCGCCTATGCGGGCGTTCTGGGGTATGCTCACCTTTACGGGCGACAGTTCCAGGCACCCTCACTATACGTGCCGCATTGAACACGCTCTTATCTATCACTACCTTGTCAGTAGAGTAGCGAGCGTCCAAAGCTTGCAGAGTTGCTTTAATGAGGTCCGTACTATCCTGATCGTTGGGCATCGGTTCAAGCTGGTATTTAGCGTGACCGCCATTGCCACTATCGACTAGGCAGGGGACAGGGAAACCATGTAGGAAGGTAAGGTTATCCGTAACCTCTTCCATGTACTGAAGCGCGAGGTTATGTTCCTCTTCGGTACTGGATATGCCTGAGATGCGTACGGGATCGAAGTCTAGGAGCAGCCCACGGCGCTCGACTATCTCGCGATCTGAAGTGAATGCGCCCGCACGGGCAGCTATGATATGGTTGGTACTACGTGCCAAAGCTTCGGGGACTACGGGGTTGAGAGTTACGTATATCCCGCCGATGCCGTCATTGTCATTAGTACAGATTGCGTTGGCTGCAATTACAGGATCATTAAAGTATCCCGTTGAAGCCTGTCCCCGGTAGGCTGTCAAGCACCGTATCTCTACCACCTGATCGGGCGTGGTGAGTTGTACTCGCAGGGATTTCTGGACCGTTTCGAAGTCCGGGTGGACAGACATTGTTTGGCTTTCAAAGAGACTTGAGTAGTAAGTTCGTCCCTTGCGGGCTGGTCAATCTGGACCGCTCTGGGGGGAGTGTCAAGCCCTATTTTGGGGCCTAGAAACGAACACCCCCGACAGGTTCTCCAACCTGCCGGGGGCGGCTAACCTTTCGGGAAGCCTTACTCTCATCTCTTCGCCTAGGGGAAAAGGTCATAACCCCTGTGCGTTCCGATGGAACTCCCCCGCATATACGGGCGGTTCCTGAGAGTGTCAAGCCCCCGAAAGGTAAGAGAGGTAAGAATGTTCCACGTGGAACAATCCTACCCCTCCCCCTAGCATACTTTAAAGGATACCGTCAGCATCCTTCAGCTTGCCCGGAGTATCCAGCCCTAACATTATACGGGCAGGTTTAATATAACGTGTTTCGAGATACGCTTCCATCGCCGCACGGTCGGCACCTGCCGCCACACGCTCTTCGATCTTCGCCTTGAGGTAGGCAAGGCCGTCCTGACCAACCTCTTTCTGGGCAGTCGGGTACTTATACTTGGGATCGGTAGCACGACCCTTTTCAAAGACCTCTGCGACCACAGAGCGAGTAACCTGAGTGATGACCGGATCACGCAGCACCTTGGGCTTTGTCTCGCCCGTACCACGCTTACCAAGCTCGCCAGTACGGAGAGCCTTCAGGGCGTTGTCTACAACCTCACCGAAGTCAGTGGTAGCGCGATCACCGTCAGGCTTCACTACCAGCGTCTGAAGCGGGTCATTCTTCATGGCCGCGTCATACGTTTCGAACTCTGCGTTATCCTTTTTCGTCTTGGCGACGGCGGTGGACACGCGATTGGTGATGTAGGCGCGCACGGCAGTCTTGAGCAGCCGCATACGGGCCTTTTGCTCTACTTCCGCCATGTCAAGCTTGACGATAGGATCATACCCGTCAATTTCAAATTCGAGCAGGGTTTCCGGGTTTGCGACTTCCAGCGTAGGAGCCGGGGTAGCTTCAAGAACAGTAGCCATAGTCAATTCCTTCTTTCATGTTTCCGATGTTCGGTAGGTAGGCGGTACTGGACACCGAATGCGGTGTCAACACCTTTTTTACAATAAATCAAGCTGCCATGAATTATCTAGCCAATGAGCAGTCTTGTTATTCACCAGCACATAGTACGATCCCGGCTGGATATGGGGATTACCATAGTTGGGGGTATCATAGCCTTTAAAGCATACTACCCCATTCTCTATGCGGTGTTTGACCTTCTCTCCTTTCATCACTCTATATACTTGCATACCCATCCACGGATGTGGGGTTTCTCTGGCGACAGCCAGCTTGACAGCAGCGAGATTTCTACAAGCTTCGTTGTAGGCGTCATTAGCCACAGCGACTGCCTTTAAAGTACTCTCTACTCTAGCCTTGGCTTCCGCTATCCGGTCAGCATGTGCCATGTATCGGCACCACTGTTAGCATCTCCAAGTTGGACAGCATTTCATGCCGATCCAGCCAGTAGTCGCAAAATTCGTAAGCCGTCTGATAGTCGCCTAGCGGTATATCGTCGGACGTGATCTTAGCGAGCGCCCCAAAGGCTAGCTGCACGGCTTCCGCGCCCTCTTCCCGCGCTATGCGCTGGCAGTCTTGACATTCGGCTAAGTGACCCATGAACGTATGAATGAACCGTATAAGTCCCTCATCGTCCGGATCGTAAAGAATGACCCTCATTGGTATGACCTTTCTGGTTTGGCTCGCCCACCATACTTGGGCGAGCGAGCCTGTCAACCGCTATTTACAATTCCTCGCGAATATACTTCAAGGCTTCACTGGCACTACCGCCAAAAACCTTGGAGCCGTCGCGAGTATTGAAATCGACGCGATTAACCATAGCGTCCGATTGGCAAAGTGCGCGTAGCACGATCCTAGCGGCATAGTGGTCAGCGTCAAACTCGACACGACCGGCATTACCGGATACGAATATCCAATGCATATTAGACCTTTCTGTAGTTTCAAAGAGCCATCAAGATGTTCGGTCCTGATGCACTCAGTATAGCAGGGTTTCAGGAGTATGTCAACCCCCCTATAAATTATATTCCAACAAAATTTCGATAGCCTCCAGTGCCTCTCCGCGTACTTTAAAGCTAGCCTTCTTATTAAGGTTATGATCGGGATGCCCGCCCTGAAATATGTACCACCTGTACGGTGCTACTATATCCTGCATGAGCGAGCAATGCTTCCCATTGGTACGGTTTACAAACCGCTCACCGCCGCAGGGGTCAGCTACTACTAGTATCTGCATCTCTCTGTCCCTTCTTCCATGCCAAGTAGGCTTGATCCATTTCACGCCTCCTACGGCGGAACAGCCTGAAGTCTTTTTCCGTCCAGCCGTACTTGTTGCGCACGTAGGCTTCCATCCATTCCTTCATTGTACTCATTGGATCACTCCAATTAAGACTAACATGAACAGTACGTAGACCGCCCCTAGAAAAAGGGTACAGGCGATTATGAGCGTTCCGAATAGCCATCTAAACACTTTAAAGTATCCCTTCTTTATCTGACGGCTCTGGCGCACCTAATATCCTCCATACCCGTACATGTTCATTATCCACCCTACGGGTGATAAAATACTTGGGCTTGCCCATACGCTTGCTTCGCGTGAACTCGTAGTAAGTGGACTTTCTTCCAGCCTCAGTGGGCAGGACTACAGACTGTCCGGGTTTCAATGCACGTACTGCCTCGGTTTCCGGGGAAGCCATACGCGTCTTGTACCCATTAGGGATTGGTACGTCATCTTCGATAACGTAAGCCATCTCAATCCATCCTCGCTATATCGTAGCTATCGTCGGGCTGGGTGATAGCGACCCACGAATGCGGATAGATCAGGATAGTCTCATCCCTGAACGGTATCTCCGCCAGTACGGGCATATCGGGATCACCACTATAGGATAGCGTATGATCGTCAGGGTTCATATGGAAGCCTTTAAAGCTATTCCATCCCCCTATGTAGTTGGTGTGGAACTGCTCGGCGGCAGGGCGCGGGTCGGACAGGTTCAGGAAATCCGGTATGTACCCTACAGCGTCCATAGGCTCCCTATAGTAGCGATTAACCGCCTTGTGCATGATTATACCTAATGGCATTGTATGACCTTTCTATTCGTCTGGATAAAATGCTTGTACTACGGCACCTAATATGCACAGTACAATGAACAGCAGGAATGAACCTGCCAGTATGTTCCCGGCTAGCCATATCATCTTAGGTTCCTCTCTATATCGACCGCAGCCGTTTTCATGAACTGTCCGAAGCTCTCCACAACGATCTTTGCAGCGAGTATCATTACCATTGCCCGTAGGTTCTCAGGCGCAGTCTCGCATACGCGGCTCATAGCTTCCGCAGCTTCATGGGCGGCATGTTCCGCCAAGTCCGATGCTATTTGGGCCTCAGTTGCTGGCGCCCCATGCGCCATGAGGAATTGCTTTAAAGTATCTTGCATTACTCGCACTCCCGTTCTTCCTGTATCGCCAGCGCTTCCGCTTCCAATTCGCTATACAGCTTTTTAAGCATCTCATGGCGATCTTTGAACATCGCTAGATCACGGGCAAACTGCATGTTGTCAGTATAGCCCTGATAATCGCGCCCGTGGGGGTGAGTGCCTGATAGCGCGTCCATAGCTTCGCTAAGAGCGCTCATAGCCCATGTACGCTGTTTCACTAGTTCATGGCGGCTAGTGCCGTTCATATTGATGAGCGGGCGCATCTGATTGCGCGTGAGTTTGTAACTGTTATCCATAACCTTTAAAGCTCCTGCTTCACACGGATGCCAAGACTTTCCAAATCGGTAGTCTCAATAGCTCCGCAGAGTTTCAACCCGAATTTGATAGGGATACGGAACCGCTCTTGATCCCGTTTCCAGCGCTTGGTTTGCCCATTGCGCCTAATAGACCAATGGTTCCCATTACGCATCTGTATTTCAAGCATGTTCGCGTCCAGCAGACGCTCGATTATGGCGATTGTATAGGTAGGCATCTTTAAAGCTCCCCACTAATGCCGCAAGCTGCCAGAAACTTGTCCCGGTTGAACCCGCTATTAGTACACTCGAAACTGTAGCACAGCTTACGGGCGAGCGCTTGAACGGCTAGAATTGCTTCCTGCGTATTGGCAAGGTCCAGAGACATGGCAATGTCCCTTGCAATCAGTTGGTATGTTTTGCGTGACACAGTATGACCTTTCTCGGTTTTCCAAATTCGCCCCATATAGGAGCGAGCGCCCTAGGCCTAGCATGGATATTAGGTGCTGTCAATAGCCATGTATAGGCTCTTTAATGGGCGCTATACTGGCGAGCGCTGGAGCGGCTAGCAGGGGGCGAGCAATCCCTAGCCGGGAACTAGGGTTAGGGGCGCGGGCTGGATCGGGGGCGCTCACGCGGGCAGGGGGCAAGGGTCAGGGTCTAACGTGTCCGCTATGCCCCCAAATCAGCCCTAGGATAGCGGCTAGAGCGCCAAGACGGGGGCGGGCTAGGGTAGGGTAGCGCTCGCCTATCGACCCTGCTTAAAACCGCTTAAAACGGCTGGTCGAACAAAGCGGGAACAAATAAAAACCCCTGCCGGGTTAGGGCAGGGGCAGGGGGAGATAGGAGAGGGAAGCTTTAAAGCGCTTTAATGGTATTGCGCCTCCCGCTTGTCGAGTATCGCGCCAATGGTTTCCCGGAGCGCTGTTATGGCTGCTTCAGGGGTGGAGCTATGGTAATCGGCTGACTTGATACCGTTCAGCAGGATTGCGTCTGAATAGCGCGGGGGCAAGTCATCTGCGGTAATGTCAGACGCTTGCCCGTATCCGGAAACCTCAATTCCCGTACGCTCGAACGCGGCAAAGCCGATACGGCGGAAACAGCCCGGATGACCGATACTGAACGCAATGTCCGCTAGGTTCATTGCCTGACCCTGCTTCTTTACCGTCCAGCTATGGCTAGTCCTGTTACGATCCTGCTTTGCAGAACATACCGCCACGACCTCGACAGGGTATCCGGCTTGCTCTAGCTCATCAGCATAGCGTGATATTGCCAGCCCGTAGTTAGACATAGCTTCAGCGCTCACGGTACAGTTGGCAACGATATTCACCGCCATTGTAATAGCCGGGCGATGACCGTGATCACGCTTGCGGTTTCTCATACACATGGGGTTTCCGCTGAAATAGCGTCCTACAGATAGAGCGCCCCCTGCTACCCCATAGCTGTATCGTGTCACGCTATCCATTGCGGGGAGCGTGGCGAGCGCTTGCGCCATGCGTGACGCTCCCTCAATCCAGCCGTCATAGGCAAGCTTTAAAGCGCCCTCATAGCCTAGCTCTAAGTCCCATGAACGTGACGGTCTATCCGTCTTGCTGCTATGCTGCTTCCATGTCCTAGGCGTCTCATCAATCCAACGGATAAGAGCGCTTAAGCTATCGTGATGCTGATTATACTGCATTAGAATATCCCCCCTTCGTTGCAGTAGTTGGCAATGGGAACCGCACGTTCCAAGCGCTCACGGGTAGAAGCGTCCAGTTCCTTCCATATATAGCCGTCTGCCGCTTCCTGCCACGTATCACCCTCGGAGATAGCTATTGCCCCCTCGAAGCTTGCACGGGGGGAAACTGACAAATCTGTAACGGATTGCTTGGCGGCTTCCGCTCGCAATGCGCGGCAATATTTCAGCCATGCAGGGTTGATGCAAACGGCTGCTTCTAATGCCTCATCAAGATCAACCCGGATGACGCAATACCGATCTAGGCTGCTGCTATCCATTTTTTGGGCTGTATTAAATTCACGTGTTGCGCCACGCATGGCGGTATTGCCAGCAGCTACTAGAATGAAATCCGGATGACGTTCAATGCGCTTATCAGGGAAAGCGCAGTATCCGTTAGCAGCAGCAGCATTGAGCGCCACGACTACGCTAGGGTCTGAACGGTCTAGCTCATCAAACAGAAACACGCCGCCAAATTCATAGGCGCGGCGGAAGTCTGTAGAGATGTAATCGCCCCCAAACATATAGCCAAACAGCTTATGCTCTTCAAACAAGCTTGCGGCCATATAGTATGGCAAGTCCAGAATGTCGGCTATTTGCTTGCCTAGCGTAGTCTTGCCTGTACCGATGTCCCCGACTAGGTAGACGTTGCGACGCTTTAAAGCTTTCCTCAAAACACGCGGCAGAACCGCGTGAGCGTGGTCTACAGTCACGGGGGGCAAGTCGGGTATCTCGAATGTGACGCGCCTAGGCTGCGCTTCCTGTAGACGCTTTTCAATGGCGATTAGCTCTGCCGCTAGCTGCGCTTCCATAGCGGCTTGGATCGTCGCCATGTCAGCCGTTGGCAAGGGTACAGCCGGAACGGGTACAGTAGGCATTGGAACGGTATGGAAGCGCTTTTGCGCCATGCGCCTAGCCGCAATGGGGTTTTTACGGGCAACAGCATAATAAGCGGTTAGCTCACCATCCGGAAGCATAGCTGCGCTTGTGGCGGGTACGCCTAGCAGGGTCGCCAGCAATTCCCCCGCGTCACGCATGGCGCGGCTATATACTGTAGTCGGCTGGACAAAGCCGTTGCGCGCCCCTGCCGCGTGAGCAAGCGCATTGACTGCGGTTTGTATCTCCGCGTCCGATGCATCGGCAGATTGAAATTCAGATTGGTTGTGCTGTGACATGGTAGTTTTGACCTTTCTGTGATGTAGGAGAGTACCCTACGCTATGCCCTAAAACCCGCTAGGGCATAGCGTAGGGGCGCGATACGGTATCGCGCCCCCCGTTGGTTCATTCGGTATCGTTCCCCCCGTCTACGGTCAATTCACCGCCACAGTCGGGAACCGGGCAGTTCATTACCGGATGACAATGCGCGGCGGTGACGCGAGCTAACCAACCACAATCCGGACATTCGACCTTCAGGAGATATGTTTTCTTTTTGGGGCGCGGGGGCGTCATGCCGTGCTTTAAAGCTGCGTAGGGCATAGGGCCTAGAATGTTCAGGATAGGCGCAGCCCAATCGAACCAATCCGGACCTTCAGTAGTGGAGCGCATAGGCCCAACTAGGCCCAAAGCAGTAGCAACCTGCTTGAATGCTTTGCCATGTCCTGCCTTGATGCCTAACCCGGCATGGATCAATTCATGTGTCAGGATACCGGCTAGGCGCGCATCGGTTTGCGTTGTCGGGTTCAGGAAGATTTCAAAGTGTCCATCGTCTGAAGCTTCCGATGACCAGCACTCGCCTATCACGGATGACTTGTATCCGGTAGACGTGAAGCCGATTGAAACACGGGTATTGATAGGGATTGGACAACCTGCCGCTTCAAAATGCGGGCGGGCTGCATCGACAAAATCATTGAGCCAGCTTTCGCGGGTATCGGCGGTAACGTTGTTCTGTGTATCGTTCGTCATGGGGTTAGACCTTTCTGTAGGGGCAGGAACCGCCCTGCCCTGCCGCCCTTTTAAAGCATTGGTCGGGCAAGTCAAGCTAGGTGTCGTTTGGCATTGTTCTCATCCGGGCGGGCGCTCGCGTGGTTCGAAACTATGCAGTATGTCAAGCGGTCATTTGTAGCTTGGTGCACAAACTGTGCATTGTTTCCTGTAAAGAAACTTTTAGCCCAAAAGTTTCCTGTAGAGAAATAGGCCTAGGAAGCCCGCAAATGCCCCTTAGAGCGCGTCAGCGGTTTTCAGGTCCCCGAGTACCCCGGAAGGTCGCTTTCAAACTGTACGGCCTATTTCACCTTTTGTTCTTTTGCCGTATCTGTCCGTCACTTTTTGTCGGATGTATCCGTCATACCCCGATTTATACAGCAATTTCAATGGGTTACGGGGATAGGAAATGTACTAGCCGTGCACGTATGTTTCCTATTTCAGTAGGATTGTTCCTACTGGCAGAACAACTACAGAACATCGGCAAGTGAGCCATAGCTCCGCAAATTGGCAATCCGGTTGTCGGTTTTGTCCCCGTTTGCATGGCTCACGTTGCCTAGCGGTATCTCGCCATACCACCACGCCCATATGACACGGTGCGCGCTGATAGTGGTACCGTTCAACGGTGCACCTAATGAGCCGTTAGCTTGTTTGTAGTTTAGGGCAGGTTTATTCAGGTGCTTGGCATTCCATGTCTCAGACTTGTCAGGGTTATACTTCCACGTTAGTTCACCTGTATTGTGGTTGTAGTTGAATAGCTTTCGTATTTCTTTCGGATACATTGGTTTTACTCCTTTAACAGCGGTGGAGTTTCACCATTAGCACGTTCAAAGCAATAACGTCAATCACAGCAATAAAAGTCCCGACTACCTCTCCCCCGATAATAAACATACTCTAAGTATACTGGCCTATTTATACTAGGTAACATACTGTATACTCTATTATGATTATTGAAACATTGAGGGAAGTGTGCGCGGGCGCGATTGTTCACTGTGAACGCTATGATGATAATAATAGCGCTATACTATAGATGCACAGTTAGTAGGGAGAGATACAGTATAAATGTTAGTATAGATTTGTTTTGTATAAACTATACTTATGCGGCAGGGGGCATATATACTAAGATGCTTTAAAGCTATTAAGTATAGTGTAAGTATACATGCTTTAAAGTATATCATACTAATACTTGATACCCTATTTGTGTGTTATTATGTTTATACTTGCGTACTACTTGAGCTATATTTAAATAAGTATATTTATACTGTAGCTATACTTAGCCTATACTTGAACTATACTTGGACCCCGCCACCGGGTCGAAAGGCAGGGCGCCATGATTTTCGCGGGTAGCACTCCCTCATACAAATTATCAGTTTATTTGCTAAAAGTTATACAGAAAAGAACAAATAAGCAACGCCTGTGGATAGAAGTGTGAATATAGGGGATAAGTATACAGAACACGAAATAAAGTTATTTCACCCCTTGACAACCCCTCCCCTCCGGGGGAACCTAAGACCATGACCAGCCTAGTCCGAACCAACGATGCCCTGCTTGCCCTAGAGAAAGCCCTGTGCGAACAGAAGGGGAGCCTGACCCATGCCTGTCACTCCCTCTCCATAAACCCCTTGGAACTGCACCAGTGGCTCCTAGCTGATCCGGAAGTCTCTCAGCGTATTCGTACTGCCCAGATGATAGGGTATTCTAGCCTAGAGGCTGTAGCAATCAACAGGGCTGTCCACGGTGTTACAGAAGATGTATACTACCAAGGTGAAGTAGTAGGCCAAAAACAAGTCTACTCTGATGGACTGCTACAGACGGTCCTAAAAGCTAGGGTGCCGGGGTACGGGGGAGATGACACCGCCACTCACGGCAAACTCACTGTAAACGTGAACGTCATGCCACGGGCTCACACGTATGAGGAATGGCTGGTTCACAGGACTGAGCAGCTAGCTCTACCAGAACCTGACCAGTCGCCAGCAGCGGAACCTGCGGAAGAAATCGTGTATGCCGAGTATAGCAGCCTACCAGACCTCCCTGCCCCGGAGCTACTACCCAGTCTCGCCGGGGCAGGGGGACAGGGTGTATTAAGAGACGTACTTTAAAGGAGGAAGCCATGCAGTTGAATTTCCATATTAGAGAGATAGCGAACGGGATCGTCGTGGGGTGTAATCATCCGTATGAAGTATACGGGCCTGAAGGGGCTAACCAGCGGGAAGTATACTTTAGCGAGTTCGTGGAATTGATGGAAGCCTTGCCGCAGGTGGTGCTGGAAGCGTGGCACAGGTTAAAGAAGCAGGAGCATGACAGTGCTACAACTAAGCCCGCTGATCCGGAGCGGTATCCAAGCCACGAGCCTAACGGTACAGGAATGTATGCCGTGGAGCGGGACCAGTATGCGGAGGATGGTAGCGGGCTACGGTCGGGCCTTAAAGAGCAGTACGCTCAAATGTACGGGCCACAGGGGCAGATGCAAGCTGATCTAAGTGGTCAGTATCCGCGTACTGCCAAGGATGCACTGGAATTGAATGAAGCCATGCGGCTTATGACACCATCCGAGAATGATAGGCGGCAGACGCAGCGGCAGGAAGCTGACAGGCTGGAACAGATACAGGAGCAGGGGGTACAATCGTGGCGGGACAAGATGAACAGCACACTACCGGACAAACCGAAACACTTGTCTGCGGACGATGCGCCGGACATTCAGGACAGGCCATTCTAGAAGTACGGTTCCTGAATACGCGGGAGAAATACGAGGCGTGGATGCAGTCTTTAAAGGACGCCAAACGTGGAACTAAGTGACATCAGCAAGGAACGGATCAATACGATCCTAGAGCCTACTGCACAGGCTTTGTACGATCATATGAAGAACAATCCACCTGCTAGCGATGACCCTATGCAACAGTGCAGAGAGATGGTGATGATCGTGCTTGTGGCGGCAATACAGGCCAAAAGAGCGGCGACAGTGTGAGTACACTTGGGATCATAGAGGCGGAACCGGACGGTAAGTGCGAACTGTGCGGTAAAGAAGCAGAAACTAGGCCATACGGGCCTAAAGGTGAGGAAGTATGCTTTAAGTGTGGTATGAAAGATGAGAAAGCTGCGAAACGCGGCTTTAGAAAGTTTGTGTTAGGTGAGTGAAGTATGGGAACCACAACCGGGGCCGCAATCTTTAGCGGTATCTGCGCGTTTTGTACTGGAATTGCTCTATGGCGGTGCAAGAGGCGGCGGCAAGTCGTCATATTTATTGGGGGACTACCTACAAGACATAGAGCAGGGGCCGGGGTGGGCTGGTATCTTGTTCAGGAAGAGCTACCCGGAGTTGGAGGAACTGATAAAACAAGCCAAGGAAATGTACCTCCCTTTAGGCGCGACTTGGAAGATCAGTGATCGGACGTTTACGTTTCCAACGGGAGCTACTTTAAAGCTACGTCACATCGACAGCGAAGATGACGCCAATCTCTACCAAGGCCATGAATACGCATGGATCGGATTTGATGAATTGGGCAACTGGCCCAACCTGAACGGCTACAGGAAGCTTAAAGCGTGTCTCAGGTCTACTGACCCCAAGGTCAAGTTCCTGAGAATACGTGCCACGGCGAACCCCGGAGGCCCCGGACACCATGAAGTGAAGAACTACTTCATCGACCATTTCCCTGTGGGCTTTAAATTACTTACTACCCCAGAGGGTACTACAAGAATGTTCATCCCTGCGAAGGTGACGGACAACAAGATACTACTGAACAATGATCCGGGTTATATATCTCGGTTACGGGAAGTCGGATCGCCTGAACTGGTCAAGGCATGGCTGGAAGGTGATTGGAATGTCATCACAGGTGCGTACTTCCCGGAGTTCTCTACAGAACACCACGTCATTGAGCCCTTCGACGTACCGAAGCACTGGATGCGCTTCATGTCTGGTGACTGGGGTAGTGCCTCACCCTTCTCATTTCATTGGCATGCCGTCTCAGATGGTACGGTATCTATACCTGATACAAGAACTAATCCCCTATCATTTGATGGTAAGTACCGCTATCCCCGCAATATCCCAAAGGGTGCGATTATTACATATCGCGAGTGGTACGGTGCTGTACACGGGATGGTCAATACTGGACTTCGATGGCCTGCTAGCCGTGTCGCTCAAGGCATCATAGCTAGGACGCCTACAGATGAGAAAATTACGTATAGGGTCTTGGACCCTAGTGCTTTCAAACAGGATGGAGGTCCGTCGCACGCTGAAGTCATGGCCCGTGCTGGCGTCTTTTTCCGACCAGCGGACAATACTAGATTGGCTGGTTGGGGCGCAATACGCGAACGACTTACTGGCCTCGATGCCGACCCCGACATCAATCAAGGTGTTGGGACTCCCATGCTCTATATCTTTAATACTAATCCGCACTTGATACGGACGCTTCCCGCGCTACAGCATGATAGTAAAGACCCTGAAGATTGCGATACAGATGCGGAGGATCACGCACCGGATGATCTTCGGTATGGGTGCATGTCGCGCCCGTGGACTAGGCCGAAACCTCGTATGCCGTCTACTGGTCCGAAAACCATACAGGAAGCGACTTTAACGGACCTGTTCAATGATCGACAAAACACTCTTGCCATAGGCAATTATGGAGGGTAAAACAGCCCCGCCAAGCCACCGTTAAAGCTGCCTAGGGGGCCGTATGGCTACTGCGCCAAAGTCTGAATATCCCGCTGAGAAGAAGGGCAAATCCAGCGAGGGGACGACGAACCGGCGCGGCTTCTGGCAAGAGCAGATTTCCAAGGCACAAAAGCGGTGGGACCCGTTTCAATCGGACGGTGATGCGGTCATTGATCGGTTCATGCTTGAGGGCAGTCGCGGAGCCGACAAGTATAACATCCTGTATTCGTCTACAGAAACAATTAAGCCTAGCCTGTACGGGCAGACCCCCAAGGTGGCGGTCAAGACCCGCAACCAAGATACCGAAGATACTTTAAAGGTCGCAGCAGCAATGCTGCTAGAACAGATAGGTCAGTATGCTGTAGACATGCTGGACTTCGACTACGTGCTGCAAAATGCAGTATCTGATTATGTTCTCCCCGGTATGGGTACAGTCTGGGTACGTTATGATCCCAAGTTTGCGGCTGTCTATGATAACGATAACAAGCCCGCTAAGAACGAGGACGGCACCGACAAGGAACAAGTGACATTTGAGGGTCTAGCCCTCGACTACGTACACTTTAAAGACATCCTATATGGCTCCGGTAGGTTCTGGCATGAAATACCGTGGGTAGCTCGGAAGGTTTACTATACCAAGACGGCGGCTAGAAAGCGCTTTGGTAAAGAGAAGGCTGACGCTCTTGCGTATACGTACAATGCTCAGGACCGCAAGGATAAGAAGGATGAGGCCCCGAAGCGACAGGCGGTTATATACGAGATTTGGGACAAGGAAGCTATGGAAGTCGTCTTTTATTCGGACGATTACCCGGACGACGTACTGGAAACAAAGAACGATCCCCTGCGTCTTACTGAGTTCTTCCCCTGTCCGCGTCCGATGCGCGCTGTGTGGTCAACGCGCACCTTTGTCCCGAAAGCCCTGTACGCGCAATACAAAGCACAAGCTGCGGAGCTTGATCGCCTCACTGAGCGTATTCGCTACTTGACAGAAGCTTTAAAGGTTCGCGGCCTCTATGACGGCTCGCAGGAGAATTTAGCCAACGTCTTGGACGGTCCCGGCAACAAGATGATCCCGGTACAGGACTGGGCATCACTGATGGGGCAAGGTGGGATCACTGGCAGCGTCCAGTGGGTGCCCATTAAAGACGTAGTGCAATGCCTTACAGAACTCTTCAAGCAGCGTGAGATTTGCAAGAATGAGATATACGAGATTACCGGCTTTTCGGATATTGTACGTGGGGTCAGCAAGGCATCGGAAACACTTGGCGCGCAGCAGATTAAGGCGGATTGGGCAACAGGGCGTCTTAAGGACATGCAGCGTGAAGTACAGAGGTTTATCAGGGACATTATACGGCTGTTTATTGAAGTAGCCGCAGAACATTTCTCTGAGAAGTCGCTGCTTCTGTACTCTGGCCTCACGATCCCGCCGCCTACGCCGCAGGAAATACAGATCAAGCAACAGTACCCGCAAGCTGTACAGCAAGCACAGATGACGGGTCAGCCACCGCCCCCGGCACCGCCGCCTACGCAGGGCGAGCAAGTACAGCAGATGTTCAGTACGGTCGTGAAGATGATCCGCCGTGACAAGCTGCGCTGTGCTGCGGTCGGTATAGAGACGGACTCGACAATCCTACCGGATGAACAG